TTGGAAATCTGTTCTCATACTATTCCCCCGAATCCCATCTTTTTTCTTTTAGCAAATGTTGCAACATTAGTTGGTTTGCCACCAACACCCTGTGCTACTGCTCTTTTTCTTTTTACTGCTGATCGTCTCTGTCCCTCTGACATGGATCTTGCTTTTGCAAGTGGGACGCATTTTGGATATTTACGTTTTGCGTCTGCTTTCTGTTTTGATCTTCCGCACTTTGAGAAAGAACCATCTTTCTTCTTGCTACCAATATCTACCCATTGTTGCTTGAACCATTTATCAAGTCCGTTCTTTGCCATAGCACTACGAGTTCTTTCCGATAGCTTCTCTGTTCATTCCTTTTTTGCAGAGTCCACCACCACGTAAACCTTGTCTTTTTAGTTTAGCAGTTGCCTCCATCAATCCACCCTCGGCTTTGCTGCCTCTAAAATCTTTTCTCTTAACTCCAGATGGATCTTTGATCTTACCCGCACAAATTTTACTAGCGTAGGCATTAGCATATGCGCTTGGGTACACCTTGAATTTTCTTTTCGCTGCTGCTTTACCTCTAGGACATAGTTTAGTCATTATGATCTCGCTGTTTGTTTTGCTCGTTTAAAATCTTTTGCTTTTGGTGCACCTTTAGCACCTTTTTTTCGCATCTTACCACCACGTTTTCTTTTAGCGTGAATGTTTGCGTATAAACCTGGACCAGCCATTATGCTCCTACAAATTTTTTAATCTTCTTAGAAGTTTTGCCAGATAGTTCAGGCATTATCTTATCTGGTCGTTCACCTTTTAATAAGGTTGAAAATTTTTTACCTTTGTGTGTAAAAGTTTTTTTACCCATTTTTCTAGCAAGTTTAAAAGCTGCACCTTTTTCAGAAAGCTGTTTGCTCTTATCTCCAACACGAGCTCTTTCTCTATCAGACATTCTTTTTTTAGCTGCTTTAACTTCTGCTGCTGTCTTTGTAGAATATTCTAATTTACCTTTAGTCTTATCATCTCTTGTAGATTTAAAAGTTTTCTTACCTTCTTTTTTAGCTTTTGCAAATTGCTCACTAAAAGTTGGTGCAATTTTTTTTCTAACTTTACCAATTAAAGATCTTATCTTACCAGGTTTCTTTTCACCTGTTACACCGCCACCTCTCTTATATCCTTTGGGTGATACCTGTTTATTATATAATCTATTTGCCATGTTTTTGAAATAACCTATCTTTTTTCTTCGGTTGATTTTTATCCATTAAAGATTCAGTAGTAGCTTTTAAAGAAACTTTTGCTTTTTTAACATACTCTGCTCTTTCTTTTGGAGTCATTAATTTTTTTACTTTACCACCTTTATTCATATAGCCCATTTTGTTTCTTACTTCAGTTGGAAGTTTTGATAAACCTTTTTGAGTTTTAGGATCGACAGGTTTTAACGAACCACCCATTTTCTTTTTAATTCTTCCTCCAGCTTTATAACCTTTAGGTGAGACCTGTTTGTTGTAAATTCTATTTGCCATTATTTTTTTCCTCCGTTTCTAAAAATCTGTGTACCCTTTATACCAAAAATACTTCCAACTACAAGAATCCATAACGACGAAAACCAGGTTGGCAGAGCTGCAAAGTGTTCAAAGAAAATTTTTACCTTATCTAACGCCACCGGATCGTCGCTAAAGACTCCCCAGGCGAGCACAATGATGGGCGCCGAGAGGATTAATAAAACGAATTCGTCCTTGTAGTCGTTTTGACGTGCCTCCAACAACTTGCCCTGGTAGGCCTCCTCACCTCGGGCTTGTCTTTCCGCATGCAATAATTGTGCGTCTGACATAGCGACTTTTGCTCGCTGTTTGTTAGCGTAAATCTTACTTCCAGCGGACACAGCTAATTTAATTGCCGATAACCACATGATTAGTACGCTTTAGAGTTTCTTCTTTTTTCTGGTAACATTCTTTTCTGACCGCCGACCGGCATCTCAGGTTTTCCTGTACCAATATAGTTAAAAGCCTTGTCAGCAGTCGTCTTAGATCTAGGATCTATCTCGACTTGTTGTTCGCCGACCTGTACTGGCTTGATCTTATCTAGTTTTTGCATTTACGCTCCTTTTTTTACTCCTTTTATAACACCTTTGTTCTTAGATGCATAGAATATCTTTTCACCCCTCTTTTTTCCGTACTGTTTTTTCATCGATCTCATGATTTTTTTACCTTTTTTGTTTAATGGCATCAATCATCCTCCATCATGACCTGAGCCTGCTGTACTCCTGACTTTGCAAGGCTGACTCCAGCCCTTAATTTCGACAGATCCTCGTTCTGTTCGAGTTTATCCTCAAAATTCTCACGCTGTTGCAT